TTCTTATCAACTTCTTGATAAGGTGCTTGTTTATATGAGTGCTCAGAGTGAGGTAAGAATGAAACACCACTCATCACATCAAAGTTTTCATAAACCCATGCACCTACTTGTAACCATTCATCTTCTTTCACATAAACTGTGATTGAAGGTTTGTGTTCACACCAATGCAATTGATATATCTTCCATATCTCTAGTTGTTCAATAGCAGATTTAGCATCTCTCATAATTGAACTCGTTGGAGACTTCATAGGAAAGTAAATAACTTTTGTATCATTAGGTTTCATTACATCATCTTCACCATAGAAACCTTTGTCTAACATCATATCACACAATGGGTCTTTCTTATCTGCTCTTACAGTTCTAAGATAGTAAGGTGAATAACGTGGGTGAATACCTGAAGCTGAATCAACTAATTGTGATACAGTTCCTGAAGGTTTCACACAAGTAATAGCAGTAGCTTGATTAACTCCTAGCATCTCTGCCCACTTCTTATTTGTTTTAATTGAATGTTCTTTTAAGTTAATTAACATTTCTTTTAAAACAGTTTGATTAAATATATTACCTGATAAAACTTCGTGGTCCATAATACCAGTTAATGAAACACCTAGTAATCTTTCTTCTTCAGTGTTATCTTTCCATTGTTTAGTTAAGTATCTAAAGTCTGATAGAGTTGACTGAAGTGTACCAAAGATTGTAGCTATCTCTACCTTTTCTTTTAAAGTTTCTTCAGTATCATCAGGTCTTACAACTACTTCAGATAGATTACAAAATTGTTTATTTCGTAAAACTATTTCTGAACATGGATTAGTCCCAAAGTCAAAGTCACCTTCTCTTCTACCTGAACGTGTTGCCATCTTTTGTGATGCAACTCTGTTAAAGATACCACGTTCACCTGACTTAGAATCATAAAGAGATACCCACTCCTTCATGAATGTACCTATATCAGGCTTCTCAGTATAAGCTACAGAGTTATTAGCATAACTTCTTTGTGGATTATTGTCCCACCATTGACCAGTCTTTGCATCTCTCATTCTAATATCTGAAAGATTAGAAAGACTAATTAAAGCTGAACGTCTTACACCACCACAAACAACTACGTCTGCAATCTTACATACAATGTCATGACATTCAATACTAGTTAATTTTCTACCACTAGCTTTTTGAAATGTCTCAATACTAAATTTAAATAAATCTCTAAGTGGGTCAGGACCACTGGCACGTCCACCAAATGTTTTTAGTTTAGCACCTGCAGGTCTGACAAGAGACATATCAAACTGTGGTATTTGTCCTGCGTAAAGCATAGCAACAAGTTCACGATAAGATTTTGCCCAACCTATTTTACTATCTCTAACTTTAATAACTGTTTCAGTTGTATGAAACTTCTCTGCAATCTCAGGAAGTTTATCAACGTATTGTCTTTCAACACTGAACCCTACACCAGTACCACACATAAGTATGTACATAATCTCGTCAAAGGTTCTTACATTATCAATAGCTACATATGAACAATTAAATCCTGCTACATTATCTTTATCAAGAGCAGCTCCTGCAGTCATCAATGCTCTCATTGAAGGCATAACTTTTAATGTAGTGATAGCATCAATCCATCTATCTCTTTCCTTCTTGTCTAATTTTTTGTTTGTTAGTTTCTCATAACGTCCTTGCATATAACTAACATATCGTTCAACAGTTTCACTCCACGTTTCTCTTCTGTTTTCTTTTTCAATCCATCTCGCATAACGAGAGATGGCAATATAGTTTTGGTATTCAGTTGGTAACATAGTTTATTTCCCCTTTCTATTTTTAAGTTTAATTCTATCATAACTATCCTTATGTGTCAACAAAGCATTAATATGATTCCTCACAAAGTTAGTTCTTTTAGATGTTAGTATTTCCATAGCGACTCTTCTCATATAGTTTGGTTCAATATCTGCGAGTTCGCATATGTATTCAAAGTCTTCTTTTCGTTTACCACTGTTGGTAGTAAACCAAAGTATAGACTCACGTTTATACTTATGACTTTCCAAGTCTTGAGTATCTTTTTGAGTAGCATCAAGTAGTGCCTGTAAAATAACTGCAAGGAATAATGTCCTCTCAGCACTTGTTGAGCTGATAATATTTTGTTCAACTGTACGAAAAAAATTATCATGTTGTTTCATTATACCATTGTTTAGGAATACCATCACTTATCTTGCAGTATTCAAAGTTATGTTTGTCACACCACTTTGCGTAAGTCATAGTACCACCTTTGTTTAATTTTTTATTAGGATTATCAAAAGCAAATCTAATTATAATTTTAGGATTAGACTTTCTAAAAAACAAATGTTTCTTTCTCATCTCAATAGTTAACCTACCTTTAACTTCTATGTAAGACCCATTAGGTAATAAGAAGTCAGGGCAGTAAGTTTTATTTTCAAACCATTCATAACTATATTTATTAGGTTCATATTTAACTTTTACTTTTTTATCTTTAAAAAATTTATAAACCTTTTCTTCTGAACCACTTCTAAACTTCATTTAATATTCCTCATATGAAAATAGTTTCGTATATGTAAACATGTAAATACTACACACATAATTAACATATAATAACTAACAGATAATACTGACCATGTAATCCATATTATATTTGAAACCATACCATATAAGGGTGCATAGTTATCTTTGTTACCATACACCCATACAGTAATCACTGCACTAATTGCAGCTAGTAATTCAAACAAACTAACCAATGTCATTTAATTCTACCTCAATTACATCAGGTTTTTTTACAACTTGTGTTAAGTATCTTGGTCCATTCGCATAGATAAATTTTCTAAGTCCTTTCCCATTATTAGCATCCTGCCAACAATTAACTTTATAAGCACAGTAGGAACAGCCAACATCAAGTTTACGATTACCACTAGCACCATCTGCAATATCGTCATAACACTTGCTAGGAACTGTATCATTTGCGACAACATTTTTAAGATGTAAGACCCTATCTTTCGCATTTATCATCTCCATATCATGGACAGACATTAAACATATACGTCCACTCTGTTTATCAATAGCAAGAAAAGCACCACCTTTTTTATTTTGTGCATCAGCATAAGCTGACAACTGTGCAATGTAACCAAAGGGGTCATCTTTTAATAGTGAACGATTAGAAAACTTTTTAAATGAATAAGCACTAGCTGATTTACAATCAGTAACAACACCATCAATCTCACAATCTTGGTGACCTAATACTCCTTCAATCTCTAATTCTTTTTGTTCATTCTTAACTTCATGTCCTGCAGTTTTAGCTAATAATAAAAGTAACTCTTCAAGTATATGACCATAAGTAAATTTTATCTTCGCCCATGCAGGTAACTTTTCTTTTGTTATATCTCGTGACTGATACCACACCTGTCTATCAGGTTTACCAATCTGAGACATTCTTAAATTATTATTCTCAGAACGTGTGTTGAATAATTGTAATACACCTTCCTTCACTCTTTCAGCAAACAACTCCATATCTTTTTCACTAGGTTGTGTGCCATCAGTAATAGTCTGGTACATATCTTCAACTAAAGTATCAATATTTTTCATTGAAAAAAATAGGGGTGAGTTATTAACTACACCCCCATCTCCTTTTAAAAGTTAAGGTTAAGCAGGTACTTCTGCAAACTCTGAAGTTGAATTATCTGCATTAGATGCAGAAGGAATCTCTTCAAATTCACTTGCAGTTGAACTACCACCTTCATAGGCAACTAGGTTTACAACCTGAATGGCTTGTAAGTCAGCACTCTTACCACTTCTACCAGTTGGTTTATGAGTCCACTCGTAAGTTTTAAATAAAACATTTACATCTGAACCATTACCAATCAAAGTATTTTGAAGTGGACGTTTCATACCATCCATTACATCAGGTGCTTTGTTAGGACTACCATCTTTTCTTTTAGCTTTTCTTTTGATGGTAACAAAGTCTCCTCTATCGTCACCTTTGTTTTTAATAGATAGACCTTCAGCTTCAGCTTTCTTTTTATTATCAGCATCAACTGCTAAGTCTACAGAATAGACACCATCTTCATCAAACGTAGTGTTTGGTGATACGACTGATGCCCAGTAGGCTTTACCATTTAATATTGGCATAAGTTTACTCCTTCTTTAAGGTTATTATATTTTCGTATTAACTACGAATATCTCAGTGTATAATTATAAGGTATAACAATACACAAGTCAACACTAATCAAAAATAAATTTAAAACTAGTGTGTTTCTGCCCAACTCAGACCAGTCTTATACTCTGCATCTAGTGGACAATTAAGGTTGAGTTGTTCAGTTGTTTCTTTAATTGCCAACTTCACAATCTCTCCCATACTTTGTATGTCATTTTTGTTTACTTCAAACTGGTACTCGTCATGTATTGAAGCTACAAGTTTAACATCCAAACCTTTTGTGCGTACATGTTTAATCATGTTACGTAACCATACTTTACAAGCGATAGCACCTGCACCTTGTATGATTGTATTAACTGCTTTATGTGGTGACCTAACATTAAAGAGTCTACCATCTAAACCTTTTACTTTACCTGACTGAGCAGCTTCTTCTACTTGACTTCTAAAAGATTTTAGTCGTGGTAACTCAGATAAAAATTTATCTATAAGTTGTTTACCAACTGCCATATCTTTTGAGCCAACTATTTGTGCAATCTTTTTTGCACCTGCTCCAAACAAGAAAGCATATATAAAAGTTTTAGCTTGGTCTCTATCTGATAGTCCTGCCATGTTCATATTCTTTGTGTGAATATCACCATTCAGTATCTCATGTGTATACTCAGATGTGTTAATGTAATGTGCTAACATTCTTAACTCTAGTCCTGAAGCATCAGTACCAAAGATAACATGAGTATCTGGCTTATCAGTTGTCCATACTTCTCTACATTCTTTACCATAAGGTGAATATGTAGCAGGTATCTGAGCCATATTTGGCGAGTGATGGCTCATTCTACCTGATACACAACGCAAAGTAAGGACACGACCATGCACTCTTCCAGTGGTTTGATTAACAACATCAAGCCAAGAAGAGATTTGAGACGTTCTTTTTTTTAATAATAAATATTCAGCTATCAATTTAGCTTCAGCTATATTATCTATCTTTGATAGTACACTCTCGTCTACAATAGGTGAACCTTTATCAGTAAACTTATTTGGTTTCCAACCTAACTTCATAAGTCGTTCAGCTATTTGTTTACGAGACGCAAGATTAAATTCTTGATAACTAACTTTAGTAAAAGGTACACCCTTTATATACCCACGAGATTTATTATTTACTTTAGGTATGAACTCTTCCTCAATCTTTAATGGTGGAAAAGTTTTATGTACTTCTTTTTCTAACTGTTCAGCTTTATCTTCAAGCATTGCATGAAGACCACTAGCTTTCTGTTGGTCTAAATAAAATCCAGTGTCTTCTTGTTTAGAAACAATGGAACGTATATCATGTTCAAGTCTCAAAGAATAATCTGAGAATCTTTTACCTTCAAGTTTTAAATGATTATAAACTTTATGTGTAAGTTCAACATCACGTCTACAATAAGTAAGCATCTCTTCACTAAACTCAGAGAAGTTATTGAACTCAAGTTTATTAAATCCAAATCTTTTACCCCAGGAATCTAATGAGTGACCATTCTCACGTTCAGGATTGTATAGCTGAGACATAATTAAAGTATCTTCAATCTGTCCAATAGTAATCTTCGTGCCAGTCAATCTATTTAGAACTGGTGCGTCAAAAGAAATACCATTGTGCATAATAATTTTATCTGCATGTTTATTTATAAACGCAGGAAACTTATCATAACAATCTTTACCAACGAAAGCATAGTTCTCATTTGTCTCCATGTTTCTAGCTACAATACAATGTATCTTTGTTGCATCTAGTGAATCTGTTTCTATGTCAACTACTAAATTCATTATATACTAATATACTCCTTTATTGTTTTTAAATCAAATAGTTTTTGCAAACTAATTAAATACATTCTTGATGCGTTATGGTCACCACCATTTACAGATACCTTTCTTTCTAAAGAGTCCAGTATCTTTTTTAGGTTCTCAGTTTTAAATACTAACGTGGCATAAACATCTTCACCTACACATAGATTATGAAACCAATAGTCAGCTTCAGTTGCATTGATACCTGAAGGTTTACCATAACATTCATATTCAATAGCTATGTTACCAGTTCTTTTCCAAACATCACGTTCAGATTTAACTTCAATCTTTTTATCTTGAAGCATATCTTGAATCATATCTTCTCTAACTTTTCCATAAGCTAAATCAATATCAAACTTCTTTCTGTCTTTACTCTTGGGTTTCAAACTCATCTGCGTTCTCCTTAAAAGGGTTATCTATTTCAGTCATTCTACCATTCTCAGTAGAGTAAAGTAAGTAAGAACCAACTCCAGTAGTTCCTGCATACCTATTTTTAAGTACACGAATAGTTGAAGTATTCTTTGCAATCTCATCATCATCTTGTTGGTTTCTTTCCATACCAATCACTGCATCAGATAACTGTGCGATTGAATGTGAACCACGCAAGTGTGATAATGAAACTTGCTTTCCTTCTTCGTGTCCTTTATCATTATCAAGTCTTCGTAAGTGACAAGCTAACAACATACCTATCTTAGACTCATGACATAAGCTACGAAGTTTAGTCATAAGAATATCAATAGCTTTTCTTTCATTACCATCATCTCTGCCTGATATAATTAAACTTAGATGGTCAACGAATACCCACTTACAATCACAACCTTTAGCCATGTAACGAATACGATTGATAACATCATCATCATCCATAGAACCAAAGTGGTCAAACAAAACTAAACGTCTATCACCCCTAAGTTCTTCAGACCATTTCTTTAATTCAGATGGTTCTTGTTTCTTCCACTCTTCAGGTTTGTGTAGTTCTTTGTTTGCATGTATACCTACTAAACCTCTGAATGTTCTTTTCTTTTCTTCTTCTAAAAACAAAAGACCAATCTTATCTTCAGTAGTTTTCCATATATGATATACAAGCTCACGTAGTAAACTTGATTTACCCATACCAGTACCTGATGTAAGTGTAACCAATTCACCAACACGCATACCATATAACTTATTATTTAATCCTTTAAAAGGATAAGGAACAGAGTCAACCTCTTCCTCAACCCATAGGTCATCAACAATATCATCATACGTTACAATACCTGCAGGTGTATAAGGTTTAGCATCCCACCAGGTACGAGTAAACTGTTCACGTTTACCTGCCTTTAAATATTCGTTAGCATCTTTTAATTCAAGATTAACTATCTTACATTTATTAGGTGGAAATATCTCTGATACTTTATTAGCAGTTTCTCTACCAATACTATCGCTATCAAAACATATCACAATATTCTCAAAGCTATTTAAGTATTCAAAGTTTTGTTTACAATCTCTAACTGCTGAAGCTACACCATTCTTAATGGACACAGTAGCATAACGACTACCAGTCATTTGAAATACTGCCATAGCATCACACTCACCCTCAGTAATTGTAATGTACTTCTGTCCACTTGTGAATAAGTGTTGTCCAAACAATTCAGACTCAGCAAAGTTACCTTGTGTCGTAAACACTTTAGGTAATGCTCTAATCTTATTAGCAACGTGCTTACCTTGTGCATTATAGAATGGATATATATGTTTTGTAACCATACCATTATTAGCTAACGTGGTTACTCCATACTTACTCGCAGTTTCTTGAGAGATATTTCTATCTTTCAATTCAGTTCTATCACCAACGTACAAGTCAGAATAACTGTTAGTATTATTTGTAATAGGTGTTACTTCCACTCCTTCTCCTTTCTCAAAATAGCCACAGTCAGGTGTAAAGCAGTGTGCACCATCACTATAACGTGCTAAATTATCTTTACTCCCACATTTAGGACACTGTTCGTGCCCAATAAATTTACTTTCCATTTTTAACATTCAACCCCCTATATAAAAAGTAATACATAAAAAAGTATTACTGTTGTTATTATATATACATTACTCATTATACCCCCTAATGTAGTTTATTATTATCTTTATCGTACATAAATTCAAATACTTCATCACCTTCAGTTGGTTCTTCTCCCATACTTAATGCTATAAGTTCTTGAGCAGTATCATTTAATGCGTTCTGCATTGTAAGAAAACCATAGTAATCTTTTTCAGCTTTGGTTATAGCTGTAATTGCTAATGCTCTTGCCATTAGGTATACAGTTTCAGGTGAATCATATTTAATTATTAACTCCATAATTATTTTATGGATAGCCATAACTACTTCTTCACGTTCTTTGGTTGTTAACTTTTTTAGTTCCACTATCAACTCCTTCCATCATTTCAACAAACCCATTTATATCTTTCAATGGAACTTGTTTAATATTTGTTTCACCACTCATAGTTAATATATTATCTACAAGAGATGTTGGTATTTCTTCGTGTGTTTTAAATTTAGATATCATCATTTACTCCTTCCTTAAAACCTTCCATTATTATCTGTCTTGATTTTAAGTCCTCATTATGAATTATATTTATAAGTTTGTCAAGATACCATTGTGCTTTCTTTAAATCTTCCAAAGGTTTTCCTTTATAATCATACCTCCAGAGATACTTTATAACATTTGCTTTTAAGTACCCAACAAATTCTTTGTCTGACATTGATGCTTTGATACCATCAATACATTCTATGCCATCTTTATTATAATGTCGTGGGTTATTTACGTTATCGTATTTTTTCATATGCGTGTCCATATCTTTTGTCCTTTCTTTTATCACCAAATTCTTTTGGTGTATCACATTTAACTGCCTTTATTTTATAAGGTGGTTTTGTTTCTTCATAAATTTTCATTACAGTTTTCTCACAGTTATCATATAACTTAGGTAAAACTTTTTGATGTATCTTATTGTCGTACTCAAACCATACTGTTATTAAAAAATATGTAAACATATTATCTTATCTCCATTGGTACTACACATTTTCTTTCCTGCACTGGTATGTACTTAGGGTCAACTGGTACACCTTTGATAAGTTGTTGTCTTATCAAATGAAACTCCCAACCAATACACATATATCCTGATTGACTTAATTTACTTCTGTCAATATTTCTTATTGCGTATTCTTGTTCAGCTATCATACTGGCATTATCACAGTTAGGTAGTTCTTTAACAAATAATTCTACGTCACCAACTGGTGAAGCAAAAGTTAAATACAATGCAAACATTTCTTTTATCATTTATCTAGTTCCTTTCTTACACACTTCTGTTTATAATACACATTACCCAAGAGTGTGATACTAGGGTTATGTGGGTCAGGTTTTTTCTTACCAACGTACTCCCATACACAAGTCATAGTCTTGTTATTGTTTGCACGTTGGTGAAAAAAATCAATGTTATCAAGGGTATACAAGTTAATTATAAACCCTACTATTACTGTTTCAATTCCCACTAAAATAATCTCCTATAAAATATAATGTTGTAAATAAAAACATACCCATCATAAATCCAAATAGGATTTGCAATGTAAACCATAATGCTCTGTCAACTTTAGTAGACATAAACAACTTGTGGTAGTGGTGTGTAATCTATTCTTCTGTCAACGTGTATGAATGTTCTCGCTACACCTACAGTCCAACCTAAGTCTATTGCTCTCTTAATTAAATCTTTTCTGAAGACTGAATTAGGTATGGCAATGTCAACTGCACAAGTATCTGTGTCCCATTTATCATTACCAATTTTATGAAATGAATTGGGACTTACTGGATAGCCACGACTTTTTAACCACTCATTATGTTCTGTTGAACGACAACAAGAAGTTATCTGTAATGGTTCTCCAATATTCTCTCTTAAATTTATTAAACAATTTAAGAAACCTTTAGCTAAAATAATATCTTTAGATGTAGGACATTGTAATTCTTTTTCACTAAAGTATTTATTATCATAATAGTTTAATCTTTGTGACATTATTTCTTTCCTTTCTTATCTTTGTCATTAAGTTCTTTAATTCTTTTGTAAGAATTATAAAGTTGTTTATTTAGTTCTTGTATTTCTTTTTCATACATTTGACTTTTTCTCATTCACATTATCTCCTTTCTCTTTATGTAAAAGATTATACAATTTTTGTGTAACTTGTGTCAAATTAAAAATGCATTAGTCAAATTACTGACACATATGTGTTGTATAATTACAACACCTACTCATTATAAGTTTCTATGTAGTCTTGTATCTCTTCAGGTGTCATAAGATTGACAAGTATTGGTGTGTCTTCACCCATGTAACCACCTTCAATGTTAAAGTCTACAAATTCTCTGGCTTCTTCATAAGACATATCGTCCCTTTTAACCAGTTTGGTTATCATTCTGTGCTTATCATAGATAAATACATCTAACATACCACTGCGTGTACCTACACCTATGATGCAGTCATCATAATCGTCCCATATTTTCATTACTCCCTCCTTTCTTTTATTGCAAGTTGTCGTAGCCATTCTCTACCACCATAAGGAAAAGCTATAAAACATTCCATTAAAAACTCTGCGTGTTTTATACCTATACTTTTAGCATACACAACACTAATATTTCTGTAATCTTCTTCGTCATCTCTATCTCCCCCAACCAAATCTATGATTAGGTTCTCTTCATCAGTAACATCAATGTCATCTTGATGTATGAGGTAGTCATTGTACTCATTGAAACTATCAATGATTTTATATTGTACTAATATTGGCATTAGTTACTCCTTTCTGTAATATATTTATCAAGTGCATAGAACCATATACCATTGATGGTAGGTTCAACCAAAGCTACTAACCCTGACTCAAATAAAGATGCACCAGTTAACCAATAGACAACATTCATAGCTATGATTATGTGTCCACAAGTATATATAATGGTTCTGCCTATGCTTGTATCAATCATCACAGTTACCCCCTTACTTCTAAATGAAAATCAAGTATCTCACATACTTTATCTACAGTTTCACACCATATGTCTTCGTACTTTTCTTTAGTTATCCAGTTACCATTGTCTTCATCTATTTCATAAGGTGACTCATTAAAAACATCATCTATATGTTTATCAAACATAATGGTAGCTAACTCACAGTACAAAGCTACATAGTCTTCAGATTTTATTATAGGTTTACTCATCTTCGTTCTCCTTTTCTAAATCAAATCTAATCCATACTGATGCACCTGCTTCGTCTTCAAATCGTTGCATCTCTTCCCAATCAACTGGTGAGTATACTTCTAACCATCTGATAAACTCTTTAAATGTTTTAGGTTCAGTCATCTTCCAACTCTCCTTTCTCGTACTCTATTGTTTCTTGCAATGGTTGTTGTATTGCAGTTAATAATATATGTTGAGCAGACGCAGTTGAAGGTGCAGTATCGTGTATGAACTGAGAAGCTACATCTGCCAAAGCACACGCAATGTCAAAGCCATGCGTCTTTCTTTTGATGTGTTTGTTAATTACTTTTTCTAAGTCTTTAGCTACAATGTCCACATCAAACTCTGCATCTGTAACTTTTTCTTTTTGTTTCTTTCTATGTTTAGAAAGCATTCGTTTAGTTTTAAAATCAATTACATCACACATAGTTATAGTCCTTTCTTTAGTTTATCTATTACTTCATCTGGTTGTTCAACAATAGATTCTATTTGTTCATCTTCAACATTGGTAGGATTACCAAAGTTTAATTCATCATAATCCCCTGCCCAAACTTTTTCTTCAGCTTCCTCTTCAGAGTCAGCTTCCACTATGGACTGCCATGTAGCAGTAGCATAGGTTGTTACAAGATATTTTTTCATAGTTATATTCCTTTCATCTTAGCTACTGTATCATAGAACCTTGGATTCTCCAAGATAAATTCTTCACCATCTTGATAAAATGTAATCTCTTCATTATCATAGGCATCATCAATGATGAACTCGTCCACACCCATTTCAAGTAACTGATTCTCAGTCATTTGTTTGCGTGTTTCTTGCGTCACATTTATTAGTACAAACTTTTTATTGTTCATAGTTTAGTCCTTTCTTTTCATAGTGTACTCGCCATACTTTACTTGAGTAAAGCTAACACTATGGTTTTCAGTTAAGTATTTGCGTAACTCTGAACCCTCATACCCCTCAGTGTCACACCATTTTTTCAAGACTGGATTATCAAAATCCATTCTTAAAATCTCTTTGGCAAATCCATTAATCATCTGCCAATCTATTTCAGTCTTTAAATATTTACCCATTATTTATTCCTTTCTAATTCTTCAAGATGATTAACGAGCATATCCAAACCATCACACACCCCCTTATGTTCAGCTTGTAAAGACTCAAAGTCTACTCTTGTCACTTTTTGTGGACATTGTATTTGTTTATGTATTGCATTAAAAAATTTTTTTTCTGCTTCATTTTTAATATCTATTGTTATGCTTTTTATTTTCTCTATGTCAGCTTCTTTCATATTGTTTTCCTTTCTATGTAAACCATATTGGTCTTGGTCGTTTAGTCCAATTACAAAATGGTCGCTTGTATTTCATATAAAAATCCTGATACGCAAGTATAGGCATATGCTCTACCTTACAATCATCAGGCATACATTGTGGCATAGGTGTAAACCCTTTGTCCATAGGTATGTTTTGAGGTGACTGCATAAGGGTATTCACTCGCTTACCTACTGCGTGGAACTTACCATACCTATGTGTATACTCTTTGAGTAGACAATGTAATAGATTACATAGCCACCAGTAGTTAGTATGACTCTCTCGTACCCATTTATTACTTGGGTGATTAATGTGACTCGCTAACATAAGGTCTTTATCGTACCATTCGTTAGGGTGTTTCCATCTCTTGAGTCGTCTACCATTTTGTATAACAGTGTACTCTTCACCATCAAGAACTCTATGAGCAGTTGATAGTAATTGTGCATACTCAATACACATCTTGACCACATGCTTGTCACAGTGTTGCTCTGCACAAATCTGTGGGTCATCTGATAAATAAAATATATTCATGTGTGTCCTTTCTATATTGGTAGCACTTGGTTGCTATGCCATAAGGCATACATAGCTAGACCAAATGCTAATATTAATTTTAATAATAATCTATCGTACATCATTTACCCCCTCATATTTATCAATAAGAGATTCCAAATCCCACTCTGATAAATGTGAAAAGTCTTTAGAATGATACTTAGGATAGTCAGCTTCAAAGTAAGTAGAACCACCATCTCCATCATTCCATATAGTACCCTTATCAGTTTTGACTTCATATCCTAGACCTCGTCTAGTTTTAAAGTATCTAATATTTTTTATGTTTATATTCATCTTACGCAAACTCCTTAAACTTTTCAAGGAAGTTATAGTTCTTTTTCCATTCATCTGTACCTGCTATTAATTTGTGATAACTTACCACATCTTTAACATAGATGTCTCCATACTCCCACGAACCATAGGTATAAGGTGAACGACTCGCAACGTACCACCTAGCATAAGGGTTTTTACTTTCATTTTCTTTTGTCTGATAAGTTTTTAAAACTCTATGCTCAAAGAATGTTGCTTCATTTTTATAAATTGCATAAGGTGAATCCACCTTTACAGTCTTACCAAATTTATTTTTTGCCATACTTTTTCTCCTTTTGTTGGTCAAAATATTTATCAAGTTTCTTAAAGAAACTCTCGTTAATAATATCTGACAGTTCAGCACACACATTTGGTGGTAGGTCTGAACTGCCATATAGTTTTATGGAACTACTCATCATCAGTAACTCCACACTTGGACATAATGTATGCCCTAGCGACAGACTTTTTGTCCTCGCCAAATCTATCACCAATCTTGGTGACAATGTCAGACATAGCCCAACCCCTAATCTTAGGGTCAGACTTACCATCTGCCATAAGTTTTTCAATAGTTTGAAAAATAAAATCATTATCCATAATTAAACTCCTTTGTCAATGGATTATTATTTACTAAGTTGTTGCAGTTTTTCTGCAAAGTTTTCCCAATCTTTGGTCAACTTGTGTCTGTGTACTGGACACTCTATTTTTTGGATTACTTTCCAAGAGAAGTCTGCCCAAGCATCAGCTATAAATCTTTGTTCCATAGCATTATCCTTTCTGTTTGTGGTTAATATTACATAAATAAATACTACTTCATAATATTCAGTAGTATTTTTTATTACTCAAGACCCTTGCAATCATCTTCCTCGCAATAGAATTTTTTCAATTCTATTTTCATTTCTTCAGGTAAACTGTCCCAATAACAGTTTACTATTGTGTCAAGTTTATTAAATTTGTCATTCATAGTTTAGTCCTTTCAGTTTGTGGTTAATATTACATAAATAAATACTACTTCATTATATTCAGTAGTATTTTTTATGGTTGCTCACTTGCTCTATGCTCTTGTATATCTTCATTCAAAAGATTGTACAAATATTCATTTGCAAACTCGTCAAAGTATTCTGCTTCTTCAGATAGCATTTGGAACTCTCCAAAATGTACCTCAAACCTATGCCATACTCTGTCTATGATTTCATTAAAAAGACACGCAACTACTAATTTATCTGAAGCGAACTCTTCAAAGTTAAACTTGGTAATTTTCTTACCATTGTAGATGAACGTACTCATTTCTTCATCATACAATCTAGCAAGGTGATATTCTATTTCAGAATATAAATCTTCTTGCATTTTTAAATGTTGATTTGACATAGTCAAACTCCTTTCTTTGTTATTCTATTGCTTCTAAAAGTTTTTCCAAAGGTGAACCTTTAAACTTTTTAGAAGTAAAAGTTTCCATTGGAAGTCCCTTGTAAACAAGGGCTTTCAAATGTTTATGTTGACTACTCGTCAACTGTATGTGTCTATATATCATATTATTATTCTCCTTTCTTTTTGTTATGCTTAATCAAAGCATTCGTTTTTATATTCGCCATTCTCATCTTCATAATGACAGTAATCAATACGAAATTCAGAGGTGCAATCTCTACAACCCATCAATTCATTTTCAGTTATATCATTATGTTTTAACTTTGGAAATGTTGCTATCCATTCCCCTTTTTTATTTTGGTTTAAAGTAACATTATCATCTGCACCACAGTTTATATATTCATGATAGTAGAAATAAATATTTGTACTTTTACAATCTGGACATTTATAAATACTCATATTATTTACTGTCCCTTTCATTTAAAAATTGATTAAATAATTGTTCACCTATTTCTGAACATTTACTAGCGAACTCATCTTGATATTGGTTAACAAACTCTTCCCACTCTTCGTGGTGTATTTCACCAAACACATCAAGATGTGATTTTTTTAATGATTGCCATAGTTCATGCATAGTATTTTCCTTTCTTTGTTGCTAATCAAATATAATTATTTGATTAAAGGGTAGCTAGAAACTTGGAGAGTACCTTTACTCTAGCTACCTTTTAATTAAATAAAAGGTGGTGCAGTTTAATGCTTTCACATAAGGTCTGCACCATACCTACATTACATAACATACCTACTTTCAAATTACAAGTTTTAATTTATTTAGAAATAAATCTGCCAGTTATTGGGTCGTGTTTGACTGCCAGATAACCTTGGTTATTTGAAAATGTACCAACAGTTTTATATCTGTCAGTAGTTCTTTGTCTATATAATTTATGCATAATGTTATGCCTTTCTTTTTTAGTGTTGATAAATTGCAACACTCTTTGCGTTAATATTTGAACCACTACATAACACACATTGTTCGCAGGTGGTTCGTTTACCTGCTTCCTTAGAAGCTGGACAAAGGACTTCATGCTTCGCATCAAGTTCTTCATTCTTTTGTAGGACTCTAAAAGTCCTAAATCCTTTTGACCAAAATTGTTTACTTTCTTCGTAAGTATCAGCACTCATCATGCATTGGTCAGCTCGTACATCAGCACTTCCAATCTTTGATTGGTGAGTGTAGCCAGTATGCTTTTTAGCTTTGCTAAGTAAACTGTCCCAGATGTAGCTAGGTACTGCTGAAGGGTCGCCATAAGTACCAAGTCTTACGACTTGATTTTCGCCTAGACTTTGTATGTCTTTGTGATTGTCAACCTTAGAATAATTACCTTTCTTAAATGCTCTATAAGTTGCCAGTACACCTTGATATAATTTGACATAGCAAGTTCTACCTTTAGCTTGTTTTCTGTTTGGTTCATCTGTGATTATTCCCCTATGTTTACAATTACCACATATTGAAAAATCTTCGCCAGTCTTACTGGCAAGTAATGGGTCTATATCACTACGAATGATATAGGTCTGAGCCATATTACCAGTCTTTTTGTTTTTACTTCCATTGAAGTAAATGACTACGATATCCTTGTTATCAATCAAAGACTCACCTTGATAGATGATTGTACCAGTCATAATTATTTATTTCCTTTCAATTATTATATTGCTTCTAATTGACAAATAGCAGGATAACTACTTTCTTTATCAACCATTCTATTTTCATAATCTTCAAAATGTTTACATATATTTGTCCAATTATGTTTATTATCTGGTAAATCATGGTCGCCGTCCCAACTTCCATCTTCACCATAATAATCTGCACCACCAGTAATTTTTTTGTTATAATGTTCTGATAGTCTTTGTTTATCTTTTTTATCCAAGTAATTATAGGTGATACTTAATCCATAAGTACCATCTAAAACTTCCTTAGCTATTCCATAGCAATAAATTTTATCGCCATTCTTTTTAGTATAAATAAATTCTTCACTCATAGTTTAAGTCCTTTTTTTTAGGGTTACTATCATTGATGATTTGGTAGGAAATTTTATTTCCTTTATCCAAACTTTCTTTTTAAAGTTTGCTATTTCTATTTTTGACATAGTCAAATCCTTTCAGTTAGAGTTAATTATAAATTAAAGTATTACTTCCAATAAGTCAAATATAATTTTAAACAATGTTTATAAAATAATTGATTATTAAATTCTGGAAACTCTTTTATAAGTTTTCCATAGGCAGTTCTTAGATGCCTAGACTTTTTCAAAAACATAAAAAACTTTTCATCACAAAGTTTTATTTTTTCTGAAATATTTTCATATTCTCTGGTTAAGTCAAACCAGTTTTTAGTCTGTTTTTTATTCATAGTTTTTTTCCTTAGTTTTAATAATTAAAGATTTAATCAACAATCTTAAAATGATTTTATTCATTGAGTATGCTTTTTGTAGTTTAACTTCTCAAAAAAATCTAAAGTTTGTTGAAGTATATTTAATTATTATTTATATACTACAAAGTAGTAGTATATAAATAATAATTAATATTTATTAAATACTTCAAAAAATTCTTTTGAAATTTTGATGATAAATTTCTCTGGCATTTTTAAAAAATGGGCAAGTAAATTTGAATCTCAAAAGAATCTTTGAAGTAAGAATCAAAAGATAAAAGAATCAAGAAAAACTGGGAAAATTTTTGGGAAGGAAATCAGGGAAGTCCCAGTCTTTCTAGGTTAAAATATCTTTATAGACTCTATAATTTCAATAGTCTACAAAGTAGTAGACTATTTAAATTATTCTTTAGAGTCTATAAAGATATTTTAACCAAGAAAGACTAGGGAGTCTAGGGCAAATGTCAAGTTATTGACACTGTTGGTTTTTTGACAGTTGAAAACGTCAGAATATTGACAGACAGAGTCAATCTTTTGACGATTAGCTAGAAATCAAGGTAGAAAAGGGATTCAGAGCCGTCAATTTCTTGACAAGGTGTCAAAGTCTTGACAGTGTGTCAGATTTTTGACGAGGTGTCAGATTTATGACAGTCTAGGGAAATCAAGGGAGGGGGACACAAAAAAAGAGGGGGTGTGTGTATAATATAAAAAAGGGTACCCCCAAAAAATTAGGGAGAAAATGGAGTTGTAGTTGTTGATAATGATTATTAATGGGGGAGTCCTCAAATAGATTTACACAACACTGCACGAGGGATGCAATAGAGTCTATATAGTTATGTGTTATGTGATTTGTGTTTCCTACAGATATACCTATTAACCCTGGAAACTTAGTCATAAGTATATCATACTTTTTTAAAACTCACAATAGTATTTTTTTCTTTTTTATAAATACATTATAGTGTATAATACAATAATGAAAAAGCAACCTAAACATTTATTGTATGCTCATTTAGATGATTCAGGTCTCAGAGACTTAATTAAAGAAACGGCAGCCACCAGAAAAAAGGTAAACGCAGGTAGAGACTTAATTGAGATGAGACGTGAGTACATGAGAAGAGTTGAAGAGAGGAGACTTAATATGACTAAAAGAAAAGCTAATAAATTACCTAAAGAACAAAAGGTAAAGATGTTAGAAAAAGCACAACAAAAGTACCATAACTTTGCAAAGAATACATTACCTAGTGGATTATCTCCTATGCAAGAAAAGTTTTGTTTAGAATATACAGCAACAGGTGATACTTTAACTGCATGGAGAGCAGCAGGTTATAAAGAAGGTAAGACTGAAGCTGATACTCGTGCAGAAAGTAAAAGATTATTAAAGAATGATAAGATTGAAGAAAGATGTAATCAAATAAGACTAGACGCAATGAAAGATGTAGGTCTTAATATTAATGAAGTTGTAAAAAAGTTTATGAAAGTTTATGACAGAGGTATGGAAGAAAATGATTTAACTAACTCTAATAGAGCAATGGAGTTTATAGGTAAACATCTAGGTATGTTAATTGAACGTAAAGAAATTAAACAAGACATTACAACTAAATCACCTGAAGAATTAGAACGTGAGATAAAGCATTATGAAAATGTTGTCAAGCTTGAACAAGGTAATAAATAAAGTTACTAAATATTTAATTAATATATTTGCAGGTATATTAATTTTTTGGGTTCTATATATGTTTACTATGGCAGGATGGAATACATTCTGTAAAGGATGTCCAGTTAAATGGTACACAACAAATGTTGAACCTTATATACCTAGACCTGAACCTAAACCTAAACCACCTATCATAGAAGATGATGAAGAAGACTGGGAAGATTCAGAATGGGAATAAAAATAATTAAGGGGACTACACATTGGTTTATACCTTCAAACTTTGCACGAAGAGTAAAACCAAAAGAATATAAATCACCAGTAATAAACTATGGACCTAATACAAGAACCAAGTAGTAACTTAATTAAACTAAGAGAGTTATACTTTCAAAAAGCAGTATTACAATCTAAAGATAGCTTTCTACATTTTATAGCTATGTTTGCACCTACTCTTGTGCCTGACTGGTTAATGGGTAAACACATACATGTAATAGCTGATAAATTACAAAAGGTTGAAAGTGGAGAAATAAAAAGACTTATGGTGTTTCTTCCCCCACGTTCTTCCAAGTCAGTGATATGTTCCAAGTTATTTCCTGCGTGGTACGTAGGCAGACACCCACAACATGAGATATTAACTGTATCACACTCAGACCAATTAGCTTCAGACTTTGGTAGAAGTGTAAGAGACTTAGTTAATTATGATTTATTTAATACAGTATTTCCTCAAGTGGAACTACGTAGTGACGTAAGAGCAGCAGGTAAATGGAAAACAAATCAAGGTGGAACTTATTATGCAGCAGGTGTTCGTAGTCAGATTGCAGGTCGTGGTGCCCATGTAGCCATACTAGATGACGTAATGTCTGAAGAGGACTCCTTTAGTGAAACAGGTAGACGATACGTAAAGGAATGGTACCCTTCAGGTTTACGAACTCGTATTATGCCTAATGGTTCAATTGTAATTATTAATACACGTTATCATGAAGATGATTTATGTGGTTGGTTATTAAGACAAGAATCACAAGTTGAATTAGAAAATAAATGGGAAGTAATAAAGATACCTGCATGGGTAGACGAACCTTCAAGTAAATTGCTGAACTTACCAGTAGGCTCAAGTTATTTTCCTGAGTGGAAGCCAACTGAAATACTAAAGAATGATGAAGAAGAGATAAAAGCAAGTAATGGCTCACGATATTGGGAGTCTCTTTATATGCAGAATCCTGTGCCTGATACAGGTGGTATAATTAAAAAGAAGTGGATTCAGTGGTGGGATTATGATGAGCCACCTGCATGTGACTATATAATACAAACATATGATACTGCATTCTCTACAAAGACTACAGCAGATTTTAGTGTGATACAGACCTGGGGTATCTTTGAACATATGGAGACTGATTCAACAGGAAGAGAGAACTGGGTATCTAACTTAATACTATTAGGAAATGAAAAAGGTAGATTTGATTATCCTGCATTAAGAATGAAAGCACAAGAGTTATATGATTATCATAAACCTGATGTGTGTATCATTGAGAAGAAAGCAAGTGGACAATCATTAATACAAGATTTAAGACGTGCAGGTTTACCTGTGCTTGATTATATTCCTGATAGAGATAAGACTGCTAGAGTATATGCAGCTACACCTATGATGGAAGCAGGACGTGTATGGTTACCTAAAGGTCATGATTGGAGTGATGACTTATATAGTGAAGCAATTACATTTCCAAATGCACGACATGATGACCAAGTAGACGCAATGACTATGGCAATACACTATATGAAAGAATCATGGAATTTAACTCATCCAGATGACCCTGATTATGAAGAAGGTTATGAAAGAAAAAAAAGGGTTGCATACTGGAAGTTTTAAGTATATAATATTATAATAATAACTGTGAAAGAAAAATTATGCCAACGGAAAAAAATCCTTTTGATAAAATATCTCAAGTAGAAGAAGACGAAGACAAAATTGTTGACGAAATTATTAATGAACCTCTTCCTGATGAAAGTGTAGCAATGATGGAAGATGGGTCAGCAGTAGTTGACTTAATGGGTAACCCTGCTATTATGCCTGAAGAAGGTATGCCAGGTGGACATTATGATAACTTAGTTCCAACTCTTGATGAAGAACAACTACAAGAGATTGGTGCAGATGTTTATGATAAGTACGAATCAGATAAAGAGTCAAGACAAGAATGGGAAGAAACTTTCCAAAGAGGTTTTGATTTACTAGGATTAAAATTAAAAGAAACTTCAGAACCATTTGAAGGTGCATGTACTGCAGTTCATCCACTCTTAATAGAGTCAGCAGTGAAGTTTCAATCTAAAGCTTCTCAGGAATTATTTCCTGCAGGTGGACCAGTAATGTCTCAAATAATTGGAACTGAGACTGTAGAAAAACAACAACAAGCATCTCGTGTAAAACAGTTTATGAATTATCAGTTAACTGACATGATGCCTGAATACTTTCATGAGTTTGAAAGAATGTTGTTTCACTTACCAATTATTGGTTCAGCATTTAAAAAGATTTATTATGATTCATCATTAGACAGACCATGTTCAGAGTTTGTTCCTATTGACCAGTTCTATGTATCTTATCATGCTTCAGATTTAATGAAAGCAGATAGATATACACATGTTATATTACGTAATCCAAATGACTTAGCTAAAGAAATTGATGCAGGTGTTTATGAAGATATGGATTTGCCTGAAGCACAACCAATAGAACAAACATCAATGTCAATGAAGGTTGATGAGATTATGGGTACATCTATACCTGCTGACTCTGACCCTCAATATGTTTTATTAGAACAACATTGTTATTTAGATTTAGATGATAGTGGTATTGGTTTACCTTATATTGTAACAGTTGAAGAAAGTTCAAGAAAAGTTTTATCTATTAGAAGAAACTATAATGAAGATGACCCAACTAAACAAAAGAAAATGTTCTTTACACATTATAAGTTTGTTCCAGGTTTTGGTTTCTATGGTTTAGGTCTAATACATTTCTTAGGTAATCTTACAATGACTGCAACTGCAGCTATGAGAAACTTAGTTGACTCAGGACAGTTTGCAACATTACCTGCTGGTTTTAAAGCTAAAGGTGTTAAAGTTGTAGGTGATAATGAGCCTCTATCTCCTGGTGAGTTTAGAGATGTAGAAGCTACAGGTGTAGATTTAGCTAGAGCAATTGTACCTTTACCTTACAAAGAACCTTCTAATACTTTATATCAGATGTTAGGTTTTGTTGCAGGTGCAGGACAAAAGTTTGCTGACAGTACAGAACAAGTAATTAATGATTCAACTAACTATGGTCCAGTTGGAACAACTATGGCATTGTTAGAAGCTTCAAGTAAATTTTTTAGTGCTATACATAAACGATTACATTATTCACAAAAAGAAGAATTTAAAATATTAGCAAGAATAAACTTTGAGTCTTTACCTGACTCATATCCTTACGAGGTTCCTGGTGCAAGTCCAACCATATTTAAAATGGACTTTGATGGTAAGATAGATGTCATTCCTGTAAGTGACCCTAACATACCTTCAAGTGCTCATAGATTAATGCTTTCACAGTTGGCTCTTCAGTTAGCCAGTCAAGCACCACCAGGAACTTATAATATACAGGCATTACATAGAACAATATTACAAGCTGCAAATATGCCTAACTTGGAAGCTATACTTCCACCTAAAATACAGCCACAGGCACTTGACCCTGTATCAGATATACAGTCAGCAGTAAAAGGTATGCCAATAGCTGCATTTCCTGGACAAGACCATATGGCACATATTACAGTTAAGACTGCATTTTTATCTGACCCATTGAATGGTGGCAGTCCTATTATGGAAAAAGTAAAACCAGTTCTTGAAGCAAATATAAAAGAACATATGATTATGAGATACCAAGAACAAATTAATGGAATGGTATCAGGAGTAGCAACTGACCCTGCAACATTACAACAAGTTCAGGCTGAAGCTGCACAACAGATTTCACAAGCCAACCAAGCAATGGGTACAACGGAAACACCTGAACAACAAATGGTTGAGCTTGAGAAACAAAGGCTTGACATTGAAAAAGAAAAACTTGGTCTTGAAGCCTTACAAGAAGCTGCTGAATTAGCAGTTAAACAAAGAGAACTGACTCTCAAAGAAGAAGAACAAGGTATTAAAGCAATTGAAAAAGGTGCTAACCAAATTCTAAAACAAACTGAAGGTCAGAAAAATAGACAAACAAAAGTTGCAACTCAAACTATAAAAACACTTGGTGACTTAGCCAAGGAAGAAATGAAAGGAGAATAGAATGAGTGAAATAATTAAAGGTCCTAAACAAGGACAAGGCTATGGTGACTGGTCTAAAATACCTAGTAACGAATATTCAGTTCGTTGTAAAAAAGGTATTCTAAGACAAGACCCACCTGATAGTTATAAAGTTAAATAATAACTATGATACATAAAATTATTTCTGAGATTGAGAAGGAATTAAATCTGGAAGTAAGTCAAATTCAAAAATCATTAGGGGATGGTAATTGTGAAGACTATCCTCGTTATCAACAAATGGTAGGTTCAATTACTGGATTGAATATGGCTATAGCTATAACTAAAAATGTTTATAAAAATATGATTGATGGAGATGATGATGAGAACACCTAAATTAGAAAATGCTATTAAAAATAATGATTGGATTGAAGATGCAGAAAAACCTGACCCAGAAGTTTTACCTAACTTGCCTGGCTACCACATATTGGTTCGCCCTGTTTCGGTAAAAAGTAAAACTAAAGGTGGTTTATTATTGCCTGATTCAGTTAAAGATGATGTAGCTTATTTAACTACAGTAGGTAAAGTTTTAACAATAGGTGATTTAGCTTATGAAGATAAAGATAAATTTCCAAATGGTAAATGGTGTGACGTAGGAGACTACGTTTGTTATGCTAGACATGCAGGTCAAAAACTTTATTACAAGGGTGTAAGACTATTATTATTATTTGATGACCAAGTAATGATGAAAGTTGATGACCCTACTAATTTAGATATGACATATAACTTAGCTAAATAAAATGAAGTACAAACTAAAAGAAGCTTTTCTAGCTCATGCAGAAGGACATGTAAAAAAACATATTGCAAATGTAGATGTTCTATTAAATAATTCTGTAGGAGTTAGTCAACATGGAGACATCATTAGTGAGATTGAAAAAGAACTTGAACAAGTTTCTAAGTATGAAGATTTAATTTCAATGATGAATAAATACTTTTAATAAGGAGGAGAAAATGAAACTAACTAAAAACATTATAAGATTTCGTAACCTTTTAATTAAAATACCAAAGGCTATGAAAGGTATCTATGATGGTTCTGAGAATCGTTGGGGATATAGAAAGATTAACAATGACTAAATTATGTGCAAGGGGGAAAAATGCTGCGAAACGTAAATTTAAAGTTTATCCTAGTGCGTATGCAAATGCGTATGCTTCTAAAATCTGTGCAGGAAAAATTAAAGACCCTAGTGGTAAGAAGCGAAAAGATTGGAAAGGCAGTGCAAAGAGCATGGCAAAAGGTAAAAGAGTGGGTAAGCCACAAGGTAAAATTGCTAAAGGTTGTGGTGCTGTTATGGAGAATAGACGAAAGCGAACTAAGTATACTTAGTGATAAATATAAAAAACAAAAAGGTAAAAGACCTGAAGAGGTATAGATGAAAAAGAAAAAAGGTGGTGGACTTAAAAAATGGTTTAAAGAAGACTGGGTAGATATATCTACTGGTAAATCATGTGGTCGTAAATCAGCTAAATCATCAAAAAGAAAATACCCAGTATGTAGACCAAAGGCAGTTGCAAATAAAATGACTGCAGGACAAAAGGCTGCAGCAGTAAAAAGAAAAAGGGCAAAGACTAATGTAGGACCTAAACCAACTTCTATTAGGTACCCTATTAGTGCAAGTGGACGAAAACAAAAAGTAAAAAAGAAAAGGGGATAAAAAAATGATTGACCCATTTACAGCTTTTGCAGCTTTGAAGGGAGCTACAGAAGCTATATCAAGTGGTATTAAAACAGGTAAAGATTTAATGAATATGTCAGGGTCTGTTGCAAAATGGGCAAAGGCAGAAGCAAGTCTTCAAGTTATATCAAGTGAAAAACCTAAAGGTTTAAATAAGTTATTTGGTAAACTTACAGGTGCTGAACAAAATGCTATTGATGCACATTTTAGAAAAGAAGAAGCAAAAAGAATTAGAGATGAAATGAGACAAATGTTTTTGCTATATGGTTCACCTGGTCAATGGGAAAGATTACAAAAAGAAATTGCAGTTGAAAGAAAAAGACAAGCAGATTTTTTGAAACAAAAAATAGCTGCAGCAAAAAGAAAAAAGAATATTATTTTATGGACAATTGCTGGAATATTAGGATTGGGTTTTCTAGCAGTTGAATATTATATAATTACCAATCTATAAAGGAGCAAAAATGAAAAAAGCAAAAATGAGAATGGCTGGTGGCAAAAAAGTTAAAATGGGTTATGCTGGTGGCAAAAAAGTTAAGATGATGAAAGCTGGTGGTAAAGTTCCAATTATACATGGACCAAAATAAGTATGTCTCATCTTATATCCAATATACCTTTTTTTAGGTGTTGGGTAAGGAAGGAGTTTACTCATAATCATCAGGCTTATCATGGGGAATATTTACATGCATTAGCTATCGCAGTTAACTGTATGCCTGATAGATGTTTAAGTTTCCAAGTTGTATTTACAGGTTGTGAAGCTGAAGAACAAAATTTACATGGTGGTGCAATGTGGGCACGTATGCCAATAACAGGTTTAATAGGTGATATACCATTAGATGAATGGACACCACCTATGGAAACACATTATGCTCAACCTTGGGATTGTCCTAGTCATAATCATAGTATTGTAGTTATGGATAGAATTAGTTCAAGTCCTTGGATGTGTAAAGTAAATGGTGAATTTTATACTGGTAAATATTATTTTACAGTTGACTTCACTGATAGTGCAGTAGCAGATGACCCTGCACAACATAAACAATCACATGTTTTACATTTAACATCTGGTCCATATAAAGGTGCAATAGTAGCTTTACCTAACAATAGAGTTAGAGTTACAAGTCCTGCAATGTGGTCAGCAGGTGAAGGTGCTCCAGACTTTGTACCTTCTCAATATAAACATACTGCTGAATCTCATGATGATTATATGGATGTAAATAAAACTTTTGATAATTTATATAATAAGGATAAATAAATGCATTATACTGCAAGATTAAAAAAAGTAATAAAAGGTTTGAAAAAAGCAACTAAGTTACATGCTCAACAAGCCAAGATACTTGAAGGTATTGAAAAAGACCAGAGAGTAAGATATAAAAATAAAAAATAGATACTTGTATGTTATTATAACATATAGTATTATATAACATTAAACTTTGCGTAATCGTTTGGTTCGCATCAACGGAGATAAAATGGAAGTAGAAAAAAAGGAAGAATGGAGTGACATTGACACTTCACAACCTGAAACTAAAGAAGAAGATAAAGTAGACTTTGAGGTTGAAAAAACTTCTGAAGATAAAGAAGAAAAGGTTGAAGCTGTAGTTGAAGAAAAACCTGTAGCTGAAACTAAAACTGAAACGAAGGAAGATACTCAACCAGAGGAACAACCTGATGAAGCTAAAGACATTGAGTCTGAAAGAGCACAAAAAAGAATACGTCAGTTAGTTCGTCAAAGAAAAGAAAAGGAAGAAGAAGTTGCCAGACTTTTAGCTGATAAACAAGAACTAGAAAAAAGACTTACTACAAACCAAAGTAATCAATTTGATTTAACTAAGACAAGTATTGAGTCTCAAGAAAAAAGTTTAGAAAATCAACTTAATCTTGCTAAACAAAACTACTTAGATGCTTTTGAAAAAGATGACAAGAATCAATTATTAAAAGCACAAGAAGCTTTAAATGAAGCACAGATTAATTTAAATAATGTAAAATCAAATAAGGTAAGTTTTGAAAAAGATTACGAGAATTACCAGAACGCAGTTAAACAACAGCCTGTTCAACAATCTCAACCTCAACAACCCCAATACGACCCTAAAGCAGTTGCATGGGCAGAAAAGAATGAATGGTTTGGTCAAGACAAAATGATGACTGCTGCAGCATTAGCTTTAGATGCTCAGTTAAAAGAAGAAGGTTTTGACCCTGCAGATGATGACTTTTATGGAGAAGTTGATAATAGACTTAAAGAAGCATTTCCAAATAAGTTAAAAACATCTGAACAGGAAACTCAACAAGTTCGTCAGAAGGCTACGTCAAGTCCTTCCCAAGTGGTAGCAGGAACATCTCGCACTCCTGCTTCTAAGAAAATCAAACTATCTCAAGAAGATGTTAGATTAGCTAATAAATGGAATATACCACTAGACAAGTATGCGAAAGAAAAGTCTAAAGTAGAGACTGGAGAAGAGTATACAACAATAACAACACAAATGCGTAGGAGTTAAAAATGGCTATTAATAAAATAAAACGTAATGAAGAAACTAGACAAGCAACATCAAAAGAAGAAAATTATTCATTTGAAGATACTGGTCTATTAGATATACCTCAATCTGTAACTGATAAATTTGCAAATCAAGGTATGTCATTAAGATGGATTAGAATAGATTTAAATGGACAAGATGATTATAAAAATGTTGGTAAAAGACAACGTGAAGGTTGGACATTTGTTACACCTGATGAAGTCCCTGAACTAGGTTCTACAACTGCTATTAAAGAAGGTGGCAGATATAATGGAGTCGTTTCCAGTGGTGATGTAGCATTAGCAAAAATGCCTACAGACAAAATGATAGCTAGGCAAGAGCATTATATAAAAAAGCACCAACAACAAGAAGATTCATTAGATTCTACTTTACGTGCTCAATCTGATTCTCGTATGCCAATAACTAACTCAAGTAAATCAACTGTTACAAAAGGTCGTGAACCTCGTTTTCAAAGATAGTTTGTAACATATATTAATAATACTTACGAAGGAGATAACAAATGAGTGCAAGTAAAGCATTATTTGGAATGGTCCCTTTAAGAAAAGTTGGTTCTAATTACAATTCTACTGCTCAAACTCAGTATAATATTGCTAATGGACTAGCTTCTAATATCTTTCATGGAGACCTCGTAACGATTTCTGCTGGTAATATTACACCAGTAGCAACAACAACTGACTATGCAGTAGGTGTTTTTATGGGATGTGAATATACAGACCCAACTTCAAAACAACCTACGTTTAGTCGTCACTTTCCTGCAAATACTTCAAGTGCTATTGGTAACCCAGTAGGATTTGTTGTTGATGACCCTTATGCTACATTTATGATACAAGCAGATGCGTCAGTTACTGCAGGTGATATTCAATCACAAAACTTTGCTGTGACTTTAGGTAGTGGTAGCACGATTACTGGTAATTCAGGTTTTGGTATTAAAGCTGCAAGTAGAGCAACAACTACTAAAGCTGTAAGACCTATAGCAGTAATTGATGAACCAGGCAATGCCTTATCAGGTACTGATGGTGCATTCCCTAAACTTGAAGTCAAAATCGTCCAACATTGGATGAAACGTCAGGCAACAGCATAACATAGAAGGAGAAATAATATGGCTATAAATAGAGCAAGTATTGCTAAACAACTTCTTCCAGGACTTAATGCTGTATTTGGTGTTGAGTATGGTGATGTTAATGACGAACATACACCCCTATTTGAAACTGAAAACTCAGATAGGTCTTTTGAAGAAGAAGTGTTATTCACAGGGTTCGGCACAGCTCCAGTAAAATCTGAAGGTGCTGCTGTTTCTTTTGATGATGCACAAGAATCGTTCACAGCTAGATATAACCACGAAACAGTGGCTTTAGCTTTTTCAATTACTGAAGAAGCAATGGAAGATAATCTATATGATACTTTCGCTAAAGTTCGTTCTCGTGCACTAGCAAGAGCAATGGCTAACACAAAACAAGTAAAAGCAGCTACAATCTTTAACCAAGGTTTTACTGCTGGTGACACTGCAATTGGAGATGGTCAAGCATTCTTCTCTGCGTCTCACCCTGTTGTTGGTGGTGGCACACAAAGTAACCTACTAGCTGCAGCAGATTTAGCTGAAGCAGCTTTGGAAACTGCATTAATCGCAATTGATGGAACTAAAGATGACAGAGGTATCTTAGTTGGTGCACAAGCTGTATCTTTACATATCCCATCTGACCTAAAATTTACTGCTGATAGGCTTCTAGCTTCTCCAGGTAAAGTTGGGTCTGCAAATAACGACATTAATGCAATCAGAAATATGGGAGTAATTCCTGATGGTTATTATGTAAACAGAAGGTTTACAAATTCCAACGATTACTTTCTTAAAACTGACGTACCTAATGGTACTAAAATGTTTGTTAGAGTTCCTCTACAAACTAAAATGGAACCAGATTTTGATACTGGTAACGTCAGATTTAAAGCAAGAGAGAGATACTCTTTTGGTGTTTCTGACTGGAGAGGATTTTATGGTTCTCAAGGAGCCTAATCCAAATTATATAAGGGGTCTCATTAGAGACCCTTTATACTTTATATAGAAGGAATTATAAATGACAAACTTAACAGCAATAGAATATTCAGCAATTACTACAGCAGCAGCAACGTCTACTGTTCGTTCTTTTGGTACAAGAATAAGAGGTTTTAATGTTGCTAATATTAAAGATGTAGTAGGTGCTTTTGAAATTAAAAATGGTACTACTTCAAGAGTTAGAATTGTATTACCTGCAAATGGTACACTTGATACTTATTTAGCAGATGAAGGTATTAGATGTGAAGATGATGTTACAGTAAGTGTAACTCCAAGTGTCTATGCTACAATTTATATTGGATAGATGAAATGGCTAGAAAAGCTAAAAAGAAATCTAAAGGCATGGGAATTAAGACTAGTGTAAAGTCAGGTAATTTTTTACCCACTAGCAAAGGTGCAGGTATGACAAAAAAGGGTGTTGCTGCTTATCGTAGAGCAAACCCAGGTTCTAAATTAAAGACTGCAGTAACAGAATCAAGACCTACAGGAAAAAGAGCAAAGAGAAGAAAATCATTTTGTGCTCGTTCAGCAGGACAAGCTAAGATGCATAATATAAGCTGTAAGAAAACTCCAAAGAAAAGAATTTGTGCAGCTCGTAGAAGGTGGAAATGTTAGATGGCAAATTTTACAACTTTAACAACAGAGATAGTAAATACAACTGAGAATGATGCTCAAGAGTTCTTAGACCAAATACCTAACATTGTTAATAGAGCAGAAGAAAGATTAACAGATGAATTAGATGATTATGGTTTAGTAACCTATACATCAGTAGCAGTATCACAAGGTAATAATATTGTTACCTTACCAACTGGTACAAGAATAGTAAAGAATTTTAATGTAGATATTAATGGAGCAAAGACAAGTATACTAGTAAAGACTGATGAATATTTAAGAGATTACTGGTCAGTGTCAGCTTCAACAGGTGAACCAAAGTATTATGCCCATAAAGATAATACAACAATAATGATTGCACCTACACCTTCATCAACAAGTAATGGTGAAGTCGTACATGTAACAAGACCAACAACATTAACTTCAGCTTCACCTGATAATTATTTTACACAGTTTTGTTATGACGCATTGTTTAATGCCTGTATGGTAGAATCGTACATATTTATGAAGAACTTTCAAATTGTACCTATGTTTGAACAACGATACCAAACTTCAATACAGACTGTAAGAAACAGAGCCAGAAGATTTAGACGTGACGATATGACAAGACCTGCAAGTCCTGCAGGAGCAGATAATACAGTCGTAGATGGAAGTAATTAATGGTTATTAGTAGAAGTTCAATACCACAACAGATAATGAAACCTGGTCGTAAACGTATAAAAAAACTTAAACAAGGAAAAAGGAGTAGATAAAATGTCATTAATAGTTAAAGGAGCCAAGCAAATTGGTAAAAGATTATTAAAAAAAGAATCTGTTGAAGACGCAATTAAAAGAGGTGTTAAAGTAAAAAAACTTCCATCAGGAACTAGAAAAGACCTTCAAGATAAATTAGCAGATAGATTTAAATATCCTTCACAATCTAAAAAGAAAAGTAGAAAAGCAAAAGAAGAAGCTAAAAAAAGAGGTGAAGATGTTATGTCTAAAGTTGAATTTGAAAGAATGTTAGATAGAATGGCATCACAAGGTGGAGTTACTGCATATAGAGAAAGTCAACTAGGAAAACAATTTCTAACTGAATCTGGAGCAACAGGAAGATTTCCTAAAGTTGAAGGATATACTAAAGCACAAGTTATGAAATTAATGGGACTAGCTAAAAAAGGTCAAAAATTTGACCCTGAAAAGAAAATAATTGCTGAAGGTGGTTATGGTATTCAAACAGGTAAAACTGGTGGTTCAGTTAAAAAGTTAAAAAAATCTAATAGTAAAAAATCTAATCGTAGCTATCGTGGTTATGGTGCTGCAAGAAGAGGTTAATAATGGTTGCAAGATTTGGTAAAAAATTAGTTGAATCAGGTTTTTCGTCAATAGCTAAGAGTAGAAAAAATTTAACTTATCCTACAAAGCTTCATGCTAAACTTGATAAACTTAAAACAGATATTAGTTCAAAAGAAAATAGATTAAAAAATCTTTTAAAGGACGAATTAATTAGTAAAAATAAATATCAAACTTTATTAGATTCATATAAAAAACCAAGACAAAAAAAGATATTTAAATTACAAGACCAAATAGCTGCAAGAGCAAAAGAAATGGAAAGAACAGGTAAGGTTCAAACTACTAAAAATAATCCAAGACTTGCTGCAGAAAAAGAAAGAATGAATCTTAGAACTGCAAAAAAAGGTGGACAATTAAGAGGTATGGGTAAAGCACTACGTGGTGGTGGTAAAGTAACGAGAGGTTAGATAAATGGCAACAAATAATACGTCAGGCACTTATGACTTTAATTTAGAAATAGGTGACGTTATACAGGAAGCTACTGAGATGATTGGTGGTGAAGTAACTCTTGGTGAAGAACCAAGAAGTGCTAGACGTTCAATTAATCTTATTTTAAATGACTGGCAGAATAGAGGTGTTTGTTTATGGACAACAAATACAACTATTGTGAGTATTGCTGCAAGTACATCTCAAGTAAGTTTAGGTAGTCATGTAAGTGACGTAATGCAAGTTGTTATTAATAGAGATAATACAGATTTAGAAATGACTCGTATATCGTTTGAAGAATATTTAAAAGTTCCTAACAAAGGACAAACAGGTAGACCTTCACAGTACGCAATAAAAAGATTTGGTGATAATGTACAATTACATCTATGGTCATTATCAAATGTTAATACTGATAAACTAAAGATTGAAAAGATTGATTATATGCAGGATGTAAATAAATCTGCAATACAAAATGCAGATATGCCTAGAAGATTTTTACCTGCATTAACAACTGGTTTAGCATATTATATGTCATTAAAAAGACCAGGTATATCTGAAGCAAGAGCAAAGTTTTTAAAAGCTGAGTACGAAGAAAGACTTAGTTTTGCAATGACTGAAGATAAAGAACGTGCTTCACTTTACATTACACCTAGAATGGGTGTAATATAATGGCAGTAGGAAAAAGAGCCAAAGCAGTATGTGACATATGTGGATTTGTTTATCCTCATAATGTTATGAAGTTAAACTCTTATGGCTTATTAGTTTGCCCTACTGATTTTGATGGTGCTTATGATGAAAAGAATCATCCACAAAATAGAGCACCAGATGTAAAAGATGATGAGACGATTAGAAACCCAAGACCTACACGAAGCGAAGCTTTTACAACTTGGGAAAATCAAAATACTAACTGGGAAGTAACTACCCAAAATTGGAATATAGTGAGTAATTTAGATGCCTGATTTAACTGGACAAGAAATATCAAATTCGTATAAACGACTATTACAGGTAAAGACTTCAGCTAATGAAGGAATTACTTCAACTCTAAGGACTATTCAGTCAGGTGACAATTCAGACTCACCTTTACAACTCAACAACTCTACATTAAATGTTAATGGTACTTTTGCAATAGGTGGTGTAAATCTAACTGCAACTGTTTCATCTTTAAATGCAACTGCAGATATATCAGGTGGTCAAGGTTATATAGTTATAGATGGGACGAATGTTTATAAAAGAACTTTTTCTGAGGGTAATGGTATTACTATTACAAATCCAAATGGAGTTGCAAGTAATACAGGTATTGCCTTAACAAGCACAATAAGTAATATTCAAAGTTTTGGTGCTTCAGCAGTTTCAGCTAATACATTAAATGTTACAGGAACTATGACAGTTTCCTCAATGAGTGTTACTGATTTTAATGCAGCTACTGTAAGTGCTACTTTATTAAAAGGTAATAATGCAACAATTGTAAGTACAGTATCAGCAGGATTTTTTGTAGGTGATGGTTCAGGTTTAACAAATGTTCCTTCTGCTGAAGGTGGTACAGTAAATGCAGTAGTTGCAGGAACAGGTCTTAATGCAACTGTTAATGGTGTAACATCAACAACTGTAAATACAAGTGGTACTATAAATGTTAATCCTAATCAATCATTTGGTACAGTTTCAGTTTCAACAGGTTTAGTTGTTCCACAAGGAGCAGCAACTTTTTCAGTTCCTATTAGTGGAGCATCAGCAGTTTTTACAGGTGACGTATCTGCAGCTAATGTTTTTGCAGGAACAAATGTTTATGTAGGTGGTGTAGCAGTTCCAACAGCAGCTAATGTGGCTGCAGTATCAGCATTAACTTCTGTTAATAAAGCTGATATAGCTACAAATGTAGCAGCAATAACTTCAGCAAATACAGTTATAGCTGCAGTATCTGCATTAACATCTGTAAATAAAGCAGCTATAACATCTATAAATGGTATTATAGGTGATGGTGGTAATTATGCCACAAGTGCTGAACTTGCTACAGTATCTGCAGCATTAGCTACAAGTATAGGAAATAGTAATACAAATATAGCTGCAGTTTCAGTTTTAACTTCAGTTAATGCAGCAGCTATTACTTCAGTAAATACAGTAATAGGTGCAGTTTCTGTACTTACAAAAACAAATTTAGATGCCATTACTTCAATCAATACAGTTGTAGGAAATGTTTCATCAACTCTTGCAACCTCTATAGCAAATTCAAATACTGCAATAGCTGCAGTTTCAGTTTTAACTTCAGTAAATCTTGCAAGAATAGTTGCAACTTCAGCAGCATTAGCAACAAGTATTGGAACAAGATTACCATTAGCAGGTGGTGCATTAACTGGAATACTTTCAGCAACTGATGTTATATGTAGTGGAGTAGGTGTAGATGTAGATGCCTTATTAGGTAAAGATGTAAGAATTGCAAAAGCTGCAGTAGCTGACATTGTAAGTTTAACTGATGGTGCAAATATATCAGTTGACTTTAATGCAGGTCAAAACTTTGCAGTACAATTAGCAGGTAATAGAACAATAGATAATCCTACAAATTGTGTTCCTGGACAAACAGGAAGTATATTTGTAATACAAGATGGAACTGGTAGTAGAACTTTATCATTTGGAACTAATTATAAATTTCCTGGAGGGACTGCTCCAACATTATCAACAGGTGCAAGTGCATGTGACAGAATTGACTACATTACGTTTACGTCAACAAATGTACATGCAGTAGCCACATTGAATGTGAGTACAGCTTAATGGTAGCAAGAATACCTAGAAAAAAAGGTCAACCTGCTAAGAGTAAAAAACATTCAGACTTATATACTGATGAAGACCCAAAAGGTACAATACATGGTTTAAAGTTTGCAACAGTAGAAGATGCTCAAAGGTCAGTGAGAAAAATAAAAAACTCAAGACGTAAACATAATCATAAAACACAAGCAGCAATTGCAATGGAACAAAGAGCAAAAGTTGCAGGTAAAAATAAAGCAGCATTAGTTTATAGAAGATTTATTGAACAACAAAAAAAGAAAACAAAAACAAGGACGGCTTAATGGCAGTATTTCAAAATAACTTATTAGCAGGAGCAGGTGCACAATCTAGTGGTGGTACAGTACACACAATAGACCAATCGATTCGTTTTAATGATGATGATTCACCAGCTTTAAATAAAACATATTCTGGTGCTGGTTCAAGAGTAAAATTTACATATAGTTGTTGGCTTAAAGTAGCAACTACTGATACTGGTAGTGGTTTTCCTTTGTTCAATGGAGGAACTGGTACTAGTGACACTACTTGGTCTGGTGTATCTTATTATCAAGGTATGATATATGCACAAGGTTATAGTACAAACTGGAGAATAACAACAAGAAAACTAAGAGACCCTGCAGCTTGGTATCATATAGTTTATGTATGGGACACAGGTCAAGTAGCTGATACTGAAAGAATAAAAATATTTATAAATGGTGTTAGAGAAACAGAATTTTCTACATTTAATCATCCAGCTAAAGATGCACAGTCTGGTATAGGACAAGCATCACAACAACATACTATAGGTTATCAATCAAGAACAGTTGGTTGGGGTTATGCAGATGCTTATTTAGCAGACATGGTATATCTGGATGGTACTGCAGCAGACCCTTCTAGCTTTGCTGAATATAATGAAAATGGAATATGGGTTCCTAAAGATGTAAGTGGTCTGACATTTGGTACTAATGGTTTTCATATTGATGGTAGAGATAGTGCAGACCTTGGAGATGATGAATCAGGGCAAGGTAATGATTACACATCTACAGGACTTGCAGCACATGACCAAGTTAGTGACTCACCTACAAATAATTTTTGTGTTGTTAATCCTTTATATAGAGGTACAGCTACAACAGTAGCAGCATATGGTACATTAGCAAATGGTAATTTAGAATTTAGTTATACAAATGCAAATAATGCTGGTCAATTATGCACTGAACTTTTTACGAGTGGTAAATGGTATTGGGAGATGAGAATGGTTGCTGGTGGTGGTAGTTCAAGCTATTTTAACAGTAGTGGTATTGCAGCAGTAAATGATGGTTATGTTAAATCAGATACAAATATGCATGGAACAGTTGCTGGTGAAATAGGTTTTAATTCATATAATGGTGAGTGTAAAGCATTTGGTTCTTTAACAAAAACATATACAGAAGTTCCATTTGTTGATGGAGATATATTACAAGTTGCAGTAGATGCTGATAATGGTGCTATATATTATGGTAAAAATGGAACATTTATGGGTTCTGGTGACCCAACATCTGGTGCTAGTAAAACAAATGCTGGTGCAACTTGGACACCTTCTAGTTATTCTGGTGGTTGGGTTCCAACAGTTGGTGCACTAGGTGGGAGTGTTCCTAAAGTAATGATGAATTTTGGACAAGAAGGAACTTTTGCAGGAGGCACAACTGCTGGTAATAATAGTGATGGTAATTCAGTAGGTAATTTTAAATATAGTGTACCAAGTGGGTATTTAGCAATTTGTACAAAGAATTTAGGAGCAGAGTAACATGACAACACCAACAATACCAAATGGCGAAGAACATTTTTTTACAACAAGATATTCTGGAAATGGAACAGCACAACGTGTGGGTAAGTTTGTACCTTTTACTGATAGTGGTACGATTGCTAATAGTGTTATGTTTAATGATGCTGATGATGCCTATTTAGCAAGAACATTTTCAACACCTACTAATAATAAAAAATGGACATATAGTGTTTGGTTTAAAAGATGTACATTAGGTACAAATCAAGCTCTTATGTCTGCTGATTATGATGGTGCTACTTATTGGGATATGAGGTTTAATACAAGCGACCAAATATACATACAAAATCGTATTGGTTCTTCAAATATTTTATCAGTAAATACAACAAGAACTTTTAAAGATACAAGTAAATGGTATCATTTGCTTTTTGTTTATGATTCTGATAATTCAACTTCAACAAGTAGAGCAATTCTTTACATAGATGGTGATGTTCAAACACTTAGTGGATATCCAAGTTCTGGTGATGCTAGTGCTTACAATGTAAATTCAGAACCACATCATATAGGAGTTTCAAGAACTGCTGATGCTTCTGGTGCTATTTGGTCGGAGTTTGATGGTTATTTTGCAGAAGCTAATTTCGTTGATGGACAAGCATTACTACCAGCTTCATTTGGCGAAACTGATACATCAACTGGAAGATGGATTCCATCAACAGTCAAACCTTATCCTACAACTACAACTGATATTGCAGTTACAGTTGTGAGTAGTGGTGGTAATAAATATGCTTTAGATGGTGTAACTCAAGGAACAGTAACTTTAATTGAAGGTGCAACTTATAAGTTTGACCAAAGTGATTCATCAAACTCAGGACATCCATTAAGATTTTCTACAACTTCAGATGGAACACATGGTGGTGGCTCAGAGTTTACAAGTGGAGTAACAACTGCTGGAACCCCAGGTTCAAGTGGTGCTTATACAGAAATAACAGTGCCAACAGGAACAGCTACATTATATTATTATTGCACTAATCATAGTGGTATGGGTGGTACTGCAAATACTCAAAACCAGTATGGCACTAATGGATTTAGATTAAAATTTCAAGATAGTTCAGCATTCGGAGATGATACCAGTGGAAATGGTAATGATTTTACATCTAGTAGTTTAACAGCATCTGACCAACGAACTGACTCACCTACAAATAATATGCCTACAATGAGACCTTATAACCCTAGTTACTCACAAGCATTCGCTGAAGGTAATATGCAACATGCTACAACTGGGTTTAATGTTGGTTATCCAGTTGTTTCAACTTTACGTCCAAAAGGTTCTGGAAAGTTTTATGCTGAGTGTAGAGCAAGTGAGGCTTCAGGTGGTTATAATTTAACCTTTGGATGTTTTGCACAAGAAGATTTACATAATTATTCAAGTGGAGCAATTTATCCTGGTAATGCAAACTGGGGTTCTGGATTATGGGTAGAACCAAATCAATATGTAAGATGGAATGGAGTAACTTCATATACCAATTACACTCCTTTTACTTTTGATGCAGGGGACGTTATAGGCTTGGCTTTAGATTTAGATATAGGATTACTTTCCTTTTATGATGATGATAATGCTTTGATAGGTAGTATAACATGGGATAGAGAAAAAAGTGCTTGTTTTACTGCAATGTCAAACAAAGCTGTTACTTTTATTTGGAACTTTGGAGATAATCCAACATTCAATGGTACTGAAACAGCAGGTGGTAATACTGATGGGGATGGTAATGGAAACTTTTTAAAGAGTGTTCCAACTGGGTTTAAAGTGCTTAAACAAGACAACATGGCAGAAACATCTAAAGGTGTCCCTGGTTTAACTTGGACAAAAGATAGAGATGCTGCTGTTTCTTGGATGTGTATTGATTCATCTCGTGTTTATACAGCAGAGGGTGTGCCTGGAGCAATGAACTTAAATAATACAAATAGAGAATATGGACAAATTGATTTTGTTGATGGAATTAATAAATTTTTAAAAGGTGGTTATACAGTAATGACTTCAAATTCTGGTGCTTCCTATATGAACTCAGCAGGGTCTAATTATGTTAGTTTTTCATGGGTAGCTAATAGTGGAACAAAAGTTACAAATACAACTGGTTCAATTACATCTACTGTTCAAGCAAATACAACTGCAGGTTTTTCAATAGTACAATATGTTGGAACTGGTAGTTCAGGTTCAGTTGGTCATGGTTTGACTGCTGCACCATCATGGATGATATTTAAAGATAGAGATACTGATTCTACAAATTGGAGAGTTTATCATAAATCTTTAGGAGGTATAACAAAATATCAAATATTAAATACTAATGGTGCTACTCAAACTGCATCTATGTGGGGTGCTCCTACAGCTTCAGCTTTTATTATTGGTGGTACTGGTTATGAAGTAAATGAAAGTGGTAGGAACTATGTTGCCTATTGTTGGCATGAAGTAGAAGGTTATAGTAAATTTGGAAGCTATATGGGAACTGGTCTTGAAGATGGTCCATTTATATATACAGGATTTAAACCTAGTTGGATAATGCATAAAGCAAATAATGCTGCTAGTTGGTATGCTTATGATGTTCGTAGGTCACCAATTAATCCAGTATTACTTCCAGTTTATCCTGATGGAACTTATGTAGAGACTCCTAATGTTTATGGTTTTGACCTACTTAGTAATGGTTTTAAAGTAAGACAACCTAGTGGTTATGGTGGTAATTATAGTGGAGTTGAAACTTATTACATGGCATTTGCTGAACATCCATTCGTTGGTGATGGAACTAGTCCTACAACTGCAAGATAGGGTTGTATTTAAAGTAACAATAGTTTATAATATTAATTAAAATAATAACACATTAAAAAGGAGATAACATGTGGGCAAAAGTAAAAGCTGACCAAGTTATTGAAGTATTCAGTGGTGCTAAAGCTATAACTGATAGTAATGGTGTTCAGCATCCTTCAAGTATCTTCAGTAATTGGTCAAAAGATGAATTAAAGAATATAGGTGTATATGCTGTATCTATGGCAACACCACCTGATAGTAGATTTTATAAAGGTGGAACATCTTCATATTCATTTAGTAATGGTAAAGTAATTGAAACAATAAATCAAACTTCACATAATTTAACTGATGTAACTGCAACTGATTCAGATAATAAAGTTATGAAAAATTCAGATGGAACTACCATGCTAACAAGAGGTTTAATTACACAGTACAAAATGGATATTGACAATCGAGCTTATAGTTTATTACAACCATCTGATTGGATGGCAGTAAGACAATATGAAACTGGTGTTTCAATCACAGATGATTGGAAAACTTATAGAGCAGGTGTAAGAACTAAAGCTGCAGAAATGAAAACTGCAGTGTCTGCTGTAACTTCAATAGGTGCATTAAAAGATTTGCATGTAGTTTATGATACAGATAATTCAATAGCAAGTGGGATATTATATAACTTTGGTGAACCACCATCAGAATAGGGGAAAATTAAATGGCAACATTTACGTCAAGAATTAGACTTGAGAAGCAAGACAATGGAGCAAACTCAGGAACATGGGGTACTGTACTTAATCAAAACGTAATTGATTTGGTTGATGATGCAGTTGCAGGTTATACTATTGTTTCATGTAGTTCAGCAATAACATTATCATCTAATAATGGTTCTGCTGACCAATCTCGTAGTGCAATTCTTGAACTTCAAGGAACATTAACATCTAGTGTTGACATTACAATTCCATCAGTATCTAAAATTTATTTTGTAAAAAATAATACTTCAGGTTCACATGCAATTACATTAAAAACTGCAGCAACAACTGCAAAAACTACAGTTACTCAAGGTGGTACTGGTCCATTTATTTGTGATGGTACTAATGTATTTACAGGTGCTGATACTACAGGTTTAGGTTTAGGAACTGCTGCAACATTAAACTTTGGTACATCAGTTAATGAATTAATTCCAGTATCAAGTGCAGACGTAAGATATATACCTACTTCAACTTCATCAACAATAACTTCTAATAAAGTATTTAGTGGTACTGTAATTACTTCAGGAACAAATACTTTTACTTCAATTACTACACACTCAGGTAAGTCAGTATTTACTGCTGAAGTATCTGCAGCTTCATCAGCAACTTTTTCAGGTGCAGTAGGAACTCCTGAAGTTTCAATTGCAAGTGCAACTTCAATGAATATAGATTTTTCAGCAGGAAATAATTTTGCTATTACGTTAGGAACAAACGCAACTCTTGCAGGAGCAGTTAATGGTAAGGTAGGTCAATCAGGTACAATAACAATAACGCAAGATGGTACAGGAAGCAGAACATTATCTTATGGTGATGCTTATAATTTTCCAAGTGGAACAGCACCTACACTTTCAACTGCTGCTGCTGCAAAAGATATTATAGTTTATAAGGTCAGAGAAGTTTCATCTGTAGATTGTGCCAGTCTTCTTAATCTTTCATAGGGGATTCTATGTCAACAGAAACACAGCTTCAGTTACTTAAACTTGACTTTGCTCCAGGCTTTCATAGAGAGTCAACTCAATATGCAGAACAAGGTAAGTGGTTTGATGGTAATAGAGTTAGATTTAGGGCAGGTAAACCTGAAAATATAGGTGGTTGGAACTTTAAAGTTAGCAACTCTTTTGAAGGAACTGGTAGAGATTTAATTAGTTGGGAAGATAATGATACATTAAAGAGAGCAGCTTTTGGAACTGAATCAAAACTTTATACTTATTTTGGTGGTGTTAATTATGACATTACTCCTATTACCTCAACAGTTACTGTAACAAATAAATTAACAACTGCAGCAGGTAGTACAAAAGTTTTAGTAAGTACAGCTAATACTTTATCTACTGGAGATTTTGTAGAATTTACATCAATGGCAGCGACTATTGGTGGTAATGTATTTTTTACAAGTGGTAGTGATTTTAAAGTTAGTGTTATTAATAGTAATTCATTTGAAGTATTAACATCAACAACTGCAGCAGCAACTTCAGCAGCAACTGGTGAAGTAACAATAAATTTTTTATTACCAGTAGGTACATCAACAGCAGTTACAGGTTTAGGTTGGAATGCAGGTTACTATGGTCAAGGTGGTTATGGAGAACCAAAGACTCAATCAGATATAACTATATTACCAAGACAGTGGACGTTAGATACATGGGGTGAAGATTTAGTTGCAGGTTTAAGAGGTGGTCGTGTTTATTATTGGGAAACTTCTGTAGGTATTGACCAAAGAATAATTGAAGTAAGTGCAGCACCAAGTGTAAGTAATACATTAATTGTTTCTCAAGAAGATAGACATTTAATTTGCATGGGAACAAATGAATTTACAGGTGGTGCATTTAATCCATTATTAGTTAGATGGTCAAATCAAAATGATTTTAATAATTGGACACCTTCAGTCAGTTCAACTTCAGGTGAAGCTATATTAGGTTCAGGAAATAGAATTGTAGCAGCAGCTCGTAGTAGAAATAATATAATTATTTTAACTGATAAGTCTGCACATACAATGCAGTT